AGGCGCACTTCTCTACTGGTATAGATGAGACTATGCAGCTCATAGATGAGTATCTTAATCAATCAACAAACACATAGTATATTGAATATGAATATGATATCATTTAGGTACTCCCAGCCCTCCCCACCCCAATCGCAAAATATGCGAAGCCGCATTTTTTCCCATCAATGTGGGGATTTCAATGTTTGTAGTTATTTTGTAGTTACAAATGACTACAATGCTTAAATTTGTAGTGTAGTTTATCCATATGGCTTTTAAATCTAAGAAAGAATTTGCTGATGCGTGTGGGATGTCCACCGGCAATTTGAGTAATTATATTAAAAGGCTAAAGGTTGTTTTATCCGGAGAGTTTATTGATGATACCAACCCTATAAATATTGTATTTTTAGAAAAGCATAAGAAGTCAGAGGAGACCATCCAGAATGTGGATGCACCACCGAAAATAGAACCATCATCCACCCAAGCGCAGGCCCCGAATGTAAAACCTGGTAAGAATCATGAGGATGCAAGGAGATCAATATCGCTGGATAACCAGATAAAGCAACTGGAAATTGAGAAAAAAGGTGAAGAGATTACCAAACTGCAGCTGCAAAACCAAAAAGCGCAGGGGGATAACATACCAACTGATCTGGTAAGGGAGGTTTTTATCAGGCATAGCAAAAGTATTTCATCCAGTTTTAAGAGCGGGGTGGAGAATTTGATAATAGAATTTGAGAAAATGGCCAACCTTACCAGGGTGCAGACCTCAAAATTACGGGGCGATATGATCAATATAATAAACTCATCGATTGAAAATGCGGTGGTGGAAAGTAAAAAGGAGATTGGAAATATTGTAAAAGAGTTTTCGGTAAAGAAAGGAGTTGGTGAGCACGAATGAATTTTAATGAGGAATTATTATTGGGACAGCTGGATGAGATACTGGATAGCAGCCAAGTGTTCCTTTCGAACATAAAGCCGAGCGATTGGGCCGAGAAAAACAGGATAATGAGCGGTGGCGAGAGCCAGTATGAAGGACGTTTTAGCTACAGCCGCACTCCTTATTGCAGGGAAATAGTGGATTGCCTCTCTCCTGATCATCCAGCGAGGGTGGTGGTGGTAATGAAGGGTGCGCAGTTGGGTGCCAGTACGGGTATTATTGAGCCTGGGATAGGTTATACGATAGCAGAGAACCCCGGTAATATACTTTTTTTGACTGGCCATACTGAACTGGCGGAGGAAGCTGTGGCAAAAATTGATGTTATGATAGACAGTTGTGGGATAAGGCACCTGATAAAACCTACCGCCATACGGAAAAGAGCCGCAAAAACAGGGGATACAAATACTAAAAAGGAATTTGCCGGGGGTAGTTTGATAAGCGGCGGAGCAGGTAACCACAAACTACTGCGGCAGAGATCCATTAAGGTGGCATATATTGATGATTTTGAAGCGGCCAAGGGTACTACCAAGGAAAGCGGAAATACAAGGCTGATGATTGAACAGAGGCTTGCTGCGTATTACAGCAAGATGAAACTTTACTACATAAGTACACCGGAATTAAAAGCATCCTCGAATATTGAACCGGTGTACCTGATGGGAGACCAGCGGCGGTATTATATACCATGCCCATGCTGTGGAGTAATGATATACCTGGAGTGGGCCATACCCCTGAAGGATGCGGACAATGAAATGGCCGGCATTACATGGAAAACGGATGCTGATAACAAGCTGATACCTGAAAGTGTGGGCTATATTTGCCAAGAATGTGGCGGATTTTTTAATGATCATAACAAACTGGAGCTGCTGCAGGCTGGAAAATGGCAAGCAACTGCGGTGCCGGAGCGCCCTGATTATTACAGTTACCATATAAGCTCGCTGTATGCTCCTCCTGGAATGTTTGACTGGGAGCATTATGTGCGCAATTACATGGAGGCGAACCCGCCAAATGCAAAGCGAAAGGAGGAATTACACCAAACTTTTGTAAACCTGGTGCTGGGGCAGACTTATGAACCGGTGGGAGAAAGCCCGAAGGCACACGAATTACAAAAGAATATACGCAATTATGAAATAGGAACTCTTCCGGAGAAACTAAGCCTGAAGGATGGCAACGGCAGAATTGTATTGCTTACCTGCGCCTGCGATTTGAATGGTATAGTGGAAGATGCCAGGCTGGATTATGAGGTAGTGGCATGGGCTGAAAGCGGAGCCAATTATAGTATTACGCATGGCAGTATTGGCACATTTATACCGAAGGAAAACAGTATGCGGATAAAGGCAGATAGGGAGCGGTGGACTTATGAGCATGGCCGCCCCTTTAATGTATGGAAAGAGCTGGAGAAAGTGATACAGGCGGACTATTTTACCGATACTGACCAGCCCCGCCGGATGAAAATACTGATAACCGGGGTGGATACCGGGATGTATAACAGCTTTGCATACCCTTTTTTAGACAAAACAAATGCTTATGCCGTTGGCCTGAAGGGTAAAAACGTGGAAAAATTTGTGAGGGATGAGGTGGATAGGCGTACTTTTAGCCCAAGCAAGGAGCGGGCAAAGCTGTATTTGGTGGAGGTAAACATGCTGAAGGATCAATTACGCGACTGTATGCTGCTGAAATTTGATGAGCATAATGATACGGAGCAGCCGGTTGGCTTTATGAATTACCCAATACCCAGCGATGGCAAGTACCTGCTTAAAAATTACTTTGAACATTTTGAAAGTGAGCACCGCTTACCGGAAACTACCAAGGATGGCAAGCAGATAGGCAGCCGATGGGAAAAGAAGAGTAGTGCCCACCAGAACCACATGTGGGATGTGCGGGTATATAATATGGTGCTGAAGGATATTGTAACGCATGAGGTATGTACCGATATGAAAATTAAGAATTATACCTGGGCCGATTATGTGCAGCTGGTAATGGGGAATAAAGCTAAGTAAATTTTATAAATGTCGTTTCTGACTTGCAATATAAAGGATGCTTTGGCGAACCATTTTTATTAATAAATAAAGCCATTGCATTCGGAAACATTTGCATAAGCTCTTTATCCCTTTTTACTTCTTTTACAACTTTAAAAGACCCCCATGCAAAAACAACAGCAATACATTTTGTTGCCATTTCTTTCAATTTATTCCTGTTTATAGTGTCCTGATTTTGTATGAATGGATTACCTGATTGCCAAAAATCTTTTAGGATATCCGGATTTGTACTTACTAATGGAAAGCAATTCATCATATAAACGCCACCAAATCCATTGAATTTAGAAAGTCGTATTACACTTTTAATGGTGGGATCATTAAAAGTTTCATTGGCGGTAGATGGATTTAAACCAATGAACATTACAAATGGTTTACTCTCATCCCAGATGCGCCATAATGCAAATCTGTATTTACCACAAGGTGAGAAATCTGCACCAGAGTTTTTATTATCAAATAAATCACTCATCCTTTCAATTCCTTAAACAGATTTAGAAACTTTGATTTTGATTCGGATGGAAACCAGCACTGCATTTTTGGGTAAGTGTTTTGATTTAACATTAGGCTATTCCATTCCCATTGAAGCATGTACTCATCTATCTCTTTTACCGGGTGGCTTAATGGATAATCGAAACCAAATTTACCGGCAATGAGATGCATAAGGCGGTCCTCAATTTCTTTATAATTGGTAAGGCCTTGTTTTATTGGGCGGGGAATATCCATAAGGTATGCCTCGCTGGCATCGTGCAGGAGGGCTTGCAGCTTATCCTCATTACTGGCCAGCCCTGCGCACAAATAACTGTGCTGGGCCACGGAATAAAACTGTGGCAAATGGCCACCAAACCGGCACTGATGAGAAAGTGCATGCGCAATATCCTCGATATTGATCATATCGATGGTGGGTTCAAACACATTGATATAAATACCGGTGTATGTGCGGATGCAATTTGGGGTGTAAAGATTTTCTGTGGCAATCATTATTTGTAAATAGGGTTTATAAATGCCTGAGCATAATTGGTAGCGTATTTAGTTGTATAAGCATTGTTTTCAATACTGATACTATATTCCTGTTTGCAATGGAAGCAGGAAATATTTGTATCGTTTAGGTGTTCTATCAGACCCTCAATTGCAGATTCATCACAAGTTGTAAA